AATCTATGTATGGGTAGTTACTTGCTGCAATTGCATTTGAACTATTATCACCAACCCATCCACCATTACACCACATTGCAGTATAATTATTTATACTAGATGTCATATTGTATGCGTCGAGAGTAATGTTGCTGGGATCTGTAACATATTGTTGACCAGTAGATATATCAAATACATTTACTAAAGTATTTAGTCTTGGTGATGTATTTGACAATCCAGTTACTGTTAAATTAGGTATATTTGTAGCACCTGTTTGAGGATTTGGATATGGTATGTATTGCGAAGACCCATTATTAAATGTAAAATCCCACCACCATGCTTTACCATTACCTGATAAATCATTTTGAACTATTCTTTGATCAGATAGATTAGGTGTTAATGTGACATTATTTTTTATGTTAAGTTCTATTTTAAATTGATTACCAGCAGCATTTGAAATATCTCGAGAGTAAGGAAAATTATTGTAGTCTGTGGTATTTAGAGAACCTGTATAATCTACCATTAATGTTTTATTTACACTTACTGTTTCATTAACACCTGTTACACTCCAACTAGATGATGTTTCGTCTGTATTAAATGGTGTTCCAGACGGATCGTAATATAATGTTAAATCATATAAACTATTACTAGTTGTTGCATCGCTTGGAGCCCATATAGGATGTAAATTATCAATATCACAAGTTACATTAAATTTCAGATCATTATTCTGATCAGTTGGTAATGGTAATCCATATAATTTTTGTGTTCCAGTTAAACTAGGATTTGTTATAGATACTGAAAAATTATTACTAATTTCTGTAGATATTTCGGGTTTTTTTGCTAGATTGAATGATAGACTGTTATTTGGACTCGTAATATTAGTGGTTCCATCTTGCTTGTACAATATTTGATTAATTTTCCATTCATATGGGTTATATCCATTATTACATATATCAGGTATTATACCTAATGATATATCTCTTAAATTAATAGATGACACATCAAATCCTAAATAGTAGCCTTCTGTTCGTGTTATATCAATTCCATTTGATAAATCTATAGTTTTACTTGAAGAAATTGTTAAATATGTATTACTATCTTGACTATTATTATCATTTCCGGTAAAACCAACTCTTGTAGCGGAACTTAAATCAATAATTTTATTACTACTCTGATCATCCACATAAGAATATATATATGTTATATGTTCGCCGCTACATGATTTCCCTAACATACTGTTTGCTGCTACAAAAGATATATCAATATCACCATGAGCAAGACTACTATTAATTTGATTATATGTTTTTGGTTCTCCAAAATTTGCTGCTAGGTTGTAAACTCCTGATTGAGAGAAGTTAATCGAAGAATTATCTTGTAAAAAATACACAGAATATGAATTATTGTAATCTACTCTACTTATAACATCTGTCGTTGAATATCCATCGGTATTTAATGGATTAAAAATTTTACTATCTAAAAATTGGTTATAATTATTAGTTACTGTTGATCGTGAAGGAATTACAACACCGGCTTGTGTTTTTACTGATGATGGTGCTGGAACCAACTGGCTAGAAAAATCTTCAGCACTATTTACTGCATAGTAACTTCCTATATCAGTATTATATACATATTCTGGATATGCATATATATCTAAATTTGTTCCTGGACCTTGAGGATTACCACTAGGATATCCCCAAAACTGTTTATTATAATTTGTCGCAGGCCATCCTTGACTAGCATCAAATAAATAATTATTTGTACTATTACCTCCTATTTGAACAGAATAATTACTTCGTTGTCCAGATATATCAACGCCATATCCTATACTAAGAGTTGAACTACCATATGGAACATTTATACTAGCATCCATATATAATCCACCTTTTCCTCCGATTCTTAACTCGTTGTAGTCATCAGAATTTGCATCAAATGCGATTGAATCGGGAGGTAGAGCTGGTCCAGGATTACCAAATGGAATTCCAGACCCATCTGGGCAATATAAATAATTCCATGAAGTATCACTAGAGTTATTTGTATATGCAATTCTAAAAACATATGCTGAACCGACTAAAAATGGTACTTGTATTGTTACCTTACCATTTGGGGATATATTAGTAGATGCCACTGGATTTGATGGAGTAGATTGTGTACTTACTAAATTTAATTGATTTATTAATGTAGGAATAAAAGAACTACTATTTGTTACACCAGAGCTATATGTAATATCTGTCCATGTTGGTGAACTAGCATTAGTATTTTTATATCCAATAATTATATCATTAATATATGGTAGATAATTTAAAGTATTATTATAACTAGGTGAATTATCAACAAAATTAAATGCTGCTTTTGTTTGGGATGGTGGTTTCCAATTTGCAAATATGTTTGTAGAATTAGTACTAAATGCACTACAATCTGTTGAAATTAATGGTTTATTAAAAAATAAATAAGAGAGATCAGCAACTGTAACATCACCGCCGCCGCCACCTCCGCCTCCGCCAGAAACATCTATTTTTACAACTGAACCAGAAACATCTAATGAAAAACTAGATGCATCAAATAAGACTGTATCAATATTAGGGTATATTTGAGAACTATTATCTGTATAACTACCAATATTAATACTTCCACCACTTAAAGAATAAACATACGCACTTAAATCTTGAACTTCAGCACTTAAATCGTATAGGTTATAACTAATATCACTTATATCTTGAATTATACCACTTAGGTCTAAAGAATATACATAAGCACTTAAATCATATAGGTTATAGCTAATATCACTTATATCTTGAATTATACCACTTAGATCTAAAGAATATACATAAGCACTTAAATCTTGAACTTCAGCACTTAAATCGGCAATAGATTGTTTTATAGCACTTGTATCAAAAGTACCACCACTTAATGTATAAACATAACCACTTAAATCGTTGAATAGACTTAATGGAACTGAATCGGTAGGTTGTGTTACTGCTGCTTGTAATATTCCTGTTACTTTTTGATTATTTATAACAATCGGCATAATATATAATATTTATTTATAATAATATATATTCATTTTTACATTATTTTAATCCGTCTAAGTATTTCATATTTTCTTTTAAGGTTTCTCTATATTTATTAAATTCATTTATTCTAGTAATTACAGTTACTATTTTATCATCATTTGGATTTGCTTTTATCATAGCCGCTAAAATACTAATAGATTGAAGTGATACAGAGCTAACACGATCCTCTACAGCTATAATCATATCTTCCCATTGTTTTCTATTTTTTACTAAATTCATATCTTCTATTGTTTTATTAGTTGCATCTGTTAAACTATCAATATTTGCTTGTATTCTTTTACTAGCCGGATCATCGGTTACTTCAGTTTCTTGAGCCTTAGTTTCATCTGTACCTTCAAATAGTCCCATAAATTGTTCCTTACTATTTTTTTTTGTAATAACTTTATAAATCAAAAAGCATAAAATTGCTATTATAATATATCCTAAATATGTAAAATATTCATCTTTTAACATCATTATATACTAAACTAATAGAAATTTTTTTATGTTTTCCACAGCAGTTTTACTAATCTTTCTTGAAATTCCAACATCATTCATTATTCTTATATCATTTAATATCATTTCATTAGTCTCTAACATTTTTATTAACTTACTAATTGAGGAATAGTCCTTCATTATTGTAATAGCAGTTTTGTTACTAACTCCTGGTATATTAGACAACATAATTTCACCAATATTATCAGGTGTAATGTTATTTTTTTTATGTTTCTTCATAACCTCACAATAATTCTGCTCACTATTTTGTAAGTTTGATTCAATAACATTATTATTATTTCCATAATAATTCTCTCTTTTCGATTCTTTTTGCAACTTATCGGCAAAATTAATAATCAATTCACATGTTTCATTTATATTTTTTGTTCGCATAACAGAAAACCCTTTAAAATAATTTAAAGTGATTAATGAAGAATATAATGTCTTTTTATCTATTCTACCCTTTTTTTCGTTATATCTCTCCATATCCCCTTCTATGATATAAATAATATTGTGGTTATGCGTATTATATTGGTTTAATCTAAATGATTGTTCGCTATATCTACCATCTTTTATACTTGAAGCTAAATCATAGAGAGATTTTCTCTCAAAAATAATTTTTTCTTCATTGTCATTATTTAATAAGATCATATCACCTAAAGGAAGACTTTCTGTAGTAATATCATGATGATGTTGATTAAATAATAAATTAATATTCATCATTACATCACTTTCTCTGCAATCTATTTTTATAAACATAATTAATTATATTATATTACTTATGTTTAACTACTTATTTTATATTAATTTAAAGCAAAGGTCCACCAGCTCCAGGATATCCCTTGGAATATTTTTGTGTGAATCTGAATAAAAAATTTGGACGTTGTGCGGGTGCAGGAATATAGTTTGCACCAGGATTTGAAGGAATCATAAATCCAGTAGCACTTGGAGCAGCGCCGCCCTTTTTGGGTCCTCCAAAGTATGATGTTTGAATACCAGTTGATGTAACTGATGGTTGTACTGTCACAGTAGGAGGAGCACCAGATCCAAGACTAATAACATTAACTACATTATTAGGAGTAGTTTTAAAATATCTAGCATAAGTAGCAATATTCTGTGCGTATCTTGGATTAGGAATAGGAGATCCTGAAGTAGTAATGTAACCAGGTAATGTTGGTGACAAATATAATGCAAATCCAGCATCAGCAGTTAAATTATTAACTACAGTACCTGATAAGTCAGGTATAACCGGACCAGCTCCATAATATAGAGTTATTACACTAGATGCTTGTTGCCTAAATGCATTCACCTGTTTCGAATCAAATGGGACAACTACATTAGGCATAATTCCATCTGTACCACTAGGTCCTCCGAATTGAACCTTTCTTGCGACACCAGATCGACCGCGATGACTTTTATATCCGTTACGTTGAGGCATAATATATTATTATATGAGATAATATATTATTATTTAACAATTTAAGCAACATATCCACTTCTGGAACCGGTGAATAATAATGATTTCTTACCAACACCACCAGATGAGAGGGGGTTGACAGATAATAATTTGTTCTTTTTCATGAAATCTAATTGAGTTGCGGGTGTTTTACCAGCAGCTAAAGGTAATAATCTACCACCTTTAATAATTTGATGTCTGTAAACTGCAGCATCGCTTAATCCGACGCGAGGAGCGAGTCCTCCCATAATTCCGAAAATCTTTGTGTTATTAGCAATAGAAGGAGTACTTCTAGCTCTTTTACTACCTTGCATATATCCGACGGGCATTTATATAATCACTAAATATTATTTTTTAAAACTTATTTTATAGATTTAACAAAATATATAAACAGATACATATATATAATTGTATATGACAGAATTTAAAATAAGCCATGATGATGATATTGTTAAATCAGATGAAGGTCTCGTATTTAATCCTTATAATTCAAACAATGTTGAGATTACATTGAATCAAGTTCAATCTATTCTAAATAAATATGGAATTGCTGCAAAAGTATCAAACCTTAATCTTTATAAACGCGCATTTATTCATAAATCGTATACAAAAAGGCCACAAATATATAATTTACAAGAAAATATTACTATTACTGAACAACCAATTGATTGTTTACCGCTTCACACAAAGTCAAACGAAAGACTAGAGTACTTAGGCGATGGTGTTTTAGAATTAATTACTAAATATTATTTATATAGAAGATTTCCTAAAGAAAACGAGGGCTATATGACTGAAAAAAAAATCGCACTTGTAAAAAATGAGGCAATTGGAAAATTAGCATTAGAAATGGGACTACACAAATACTATATTATTTCTAAACATGCTGAGGAGAAAAAAACTAGAACTAATTTAAAAAAATTAGGTTGTTTATTCGAATCATTTATTGGTGCATTATTTTTAGATTTTAATAAAATAGAAGTATCTGACGATGAAGGCTGGTTTAAAAATATATTTGTTACAGGTCCGGGATTTCAAATGGCCCAAATTTTTGTTGAAAGTGTTTTTGAAAAACATGTTGATTGGATGAAACTAATTCAAGACGACGACAATTATAAAAATATTTTACAAGTGAAAATTCAAAAGGAATTTAAGGATACGCCACATTATATTGAAATAAAACATGATGATGATTATGGTTATGAAATGGGTGTTTACTTGTGTTTAGGACAAAAAATTCACGAAGTAAATAAAACAAATGCAATTAATTACAAATCAATTGGATCATTTCAGAAAATTCAAGACATTTTTGAAGAGAAACAAAAAGTATTTATATTTCTTGGAAAGGGAACACATAAGATTAAAAGGAAGGCTGAACAACTCGCTTGCGAACAAACATTGAAAATGCTTGATTAATAAGTAAATTCTCCTTTTTTTATGTCGTTAATTAATATAGATGTCTTCAAGTGTTTTAGAAAAATTAAAAGTTAAACCTATTCCAAAAATACAAGATTTAACATGTAAATCTAATGACGATTCTTCTATAGTCATTAATACTACTGTTAATGATAAAACAAAAAATAACTTAATTAATCGCGATGAATTTATTGCAAAACTTAATATTCCAATAAAAATAAAGGGTAATACCCCTGTACAAATAAAAATTATCGAGCCATCATCTGAGGTTGTTCCAATTGTTAAAAAAACAAAAAAAATATCTAAAAAATTAAAATTAATACCCGATAAAGATGCAGAAGAAACTACTGCAAGTAAACCAGGTAAAAGAAAAACAAAACAACCTGAATTACAAGTTATTGCTGATGATATTGATTTACAATTAACTATTAATGATAGTAAACTATCTGATAGATTACCTATAAAAGATAAAAAGGTCTTGTATAGAGCTAATGCTTATTACATGAATAATAGAGAATCATTTATCTCATTCATAAACAAATTGTTTAAACCTTACAAAGAAGAATTCGAATCAGCCCAATCTACTATATCGTGCGACAAAGCATCCGATGCTAAGTTTAGTCTACTTACTCATCAAAAATTAGTTAGAGATTATTTAAATATATATTCCCCTTATAGAGGTTTATTATTGTATCATGGATTAGGAAGTGGTAAAACATGTAGTTCTATTGCTATTGCCGAAGGTATGAAAACTGATAAGCAGATTATAGTTATGACTCCTGCATCATTAAGAATGAATTATTTACAAGAATTAAAATCATGTGGTGACGATATTTATAAAACTAATCAATTTTGGGAATTTATTAATATAGGTAGTAAATCAAATCCAAATCAAAGTCTTGTATCCACATTGTCTTCTGTATTAAGTATATCTTCTGATTATATTATTAAACATGGTGGTGCTTGGTTAGTAAATGTTAAAAAATCATCTAATTTCGAAGATCTTTCTAGTGAGGAGAAAAAAAGTCTTGATTTACAAATAAATGAAATGATTACTAACAAATATAGATTTATTAATTATAATGGTCTTAGAAATAGTCACTTAAAAGACTTAACAAGAGACTATACTATTAATCCATTTGACAATAAAGTTGTTATTGTTGATGAAGCACATAATTTAGTTAGTAGAATCGTTAATAAATTAAAAAGACCAGAAGCTTTATCAATGAGATTATATCAATATTTAATGAGTGCAGATAATTGTAAAATCGTTTTACTATCTGGAACGCCTATTATTAATTATCCAAATGAAATTGCTATTTTATTCAATATTTTACGAGGCTATATAAAAACATGGTCTTTTCCATTAAATATAAACACTAGTAAAAAAATCAATAAAACTGAAATGATTAATATTTTTAAAGGACTTGATGTATTAGATTATTTAGATTATAAACCTGCATCTAAAGTTCTTACTGTTACTAGAAACCCATTTGGTTTTATAGATGTTAATAAAGACGGTACATATAAAGGCGTCACCAATTTTAAAGTTAAGAATCGTGGTAATGTATCAGATGATGATTTTGTTAAATTTATCACATCAATATTAAAAAAAGAACAAATTGATGTTATTACTAATAATATTAAGGTAGAATACTATAAAGCATTACCCGATAATATAGAGTCGTTTGAAGGCTTTTTCATTGATTCAAATAAAAAATTAAAAAATGAATCTTTATTAAAAAAACGCATTCTTGGATTAACCTCTTACTTTAAAAGTGCTCAGGAAAAGCTAATGCCCGCATTTAATAAAATTACCGATTTTAAAGTTATTAAAATTCCTATGAGTGATTACCAATTTGGTGTCTATGAACAAGCCAGAATAGCAGAAAGAAAACTTGAAAAGGCTAATAAAAAACGAAAACCAGCAGCAAATGATGATCTTTATAAAGATTCCGTATCTACATATCGAATCTTTTCCAGAGCCTTTTGTAATTTTGTATTCCCTATAGAATTTCCAAGACCCATGCCAGACAAAGATAATACTATTGAAGATATTGAAGAATCTATGGATGAAGATATATTAGATGCAGTGCCTGTATCCGAAAAAATTGCTAATCCTGATGGATTATATGACTTAGAAGATGTAGATATTCTCGATAAAGATATTAAAAATAAACAAGATGATACTTATGATGAGCGTATCAAACAAGCATTACAATTCTTAAAAGACAACTCGAGTAAATATTTAACCTCTAGTGGATTACAAACATATAGTCCAAAATTTCTACATATACTTGAAAATATTATGGACCCAGAATTCAAAGGATTACATCTTATTTATAGTCAATTTAGAACTATTGAAGGTATTGGTATTTTAAAACTTATATTAGAAGCCAACGGATTTGCACAATTTAAAATCAAGAAAAATGAAGCCGGTATATGGAATCTTAATATTTCTGAAAAAGATAAAGGAAAACCTACATTCGCGTTATATACTGGTACTGAAGATGCAGAAGAAAAAGAAATTATAAGAAATATATTTAATAGTGATTGGACAAAAGTACCCGATTCAATTACAAGAGATATATTGCCTATATCTACAAATAATCATTATGGTGAAATTATTAAGGTTCTCAGCATTACTGCATCGGGTGCAGAAGGTATTTCATTAAAAAATACGCGATATGTTCATATAGTTGAACCTTACTGGCATCCTGTAAGAGGACAACAAGTAATCGGTCGCGCCAAAAGAATATGTAGTCATCAAGCATTGCCTCCTGAATTAAGAACGGTTAATGTATTTTTATATCTTATGACATTTACACCCGAACAAACTGAAGGGGAAAATGCTATGGAAATGAAATTATATGATACTAGTAAATTTGACGACTCTAAACCTATTACTAGTGACGAAGCATTACATGAAATATCTACTATCAAAGAAAAAATAACAGAACAAATTTTAAATTCGGTTAAAGAATCCTCTATGGATTGTGCTATATATAATAAACCCGGTAATAAAGATGGCATTAAATGTTTCTCTTTTGGTAAAGCTAATCCTAATTCATTTTCATATAAACCTTCGATTACAAATGAAGAATCCGATTCTGTTGCGGGAATAAATCGCGAAACTACATTATTTAAACCAACTGAAATAAAACTCCCTATTGATGGTAAAATGGTTACTTTTGCACTAGACAAAACTACTAATGAAGTTTATGAAATGTCTAGTTATAATGAAGCAAAAGAATTTGGAACGGATATTGACCCTATTGGTAAGATTGTATATAAAGACAATGGAAAGGCCAAATTTGTTAAAACTAAGGTATAAATGTTCTTATTTACAAAATAATATGTGTTATTGACATACATTATTTTGCTAATTTATTTAATCTATTCATTATTAATTTCCAATATTGTACTGATGGTGTTGGTCTTCTATCTTCTACATTTCTCTCTCTTACTCTTCTTTTACATACTCGAGGAGTTGACTCTTCTATTTCTAATTTTATACTTTCTATACTACCATAACTCCAACTTCTGCTTCTGCTTCTACTTGATGTTGTTGAATCTAAACTATTATTGCGACTTCTCATTATTATATATGTTATATTTTATTTAATAGATTATTTAAACTATTTTTCATTTCAATATTTTCTTTTATTATTAATTCTTGTTTTTTAATTAATTCTTCTATTTTACTTTTTACTGAATCAATTTCTTCATTTGAATTGTTTTGAATTTTTTTAAAAAAATTTAACACATTTTTCTTTTCTGGTTTTGTCTTAATAGGTAATTCACCAATTACTTCATTGATTTCATTTACTTCAAATGACACTCGTTTATCTTCATTCTTTTTGATGGGTGGAGTTGGTGGTACATCAGTATTTGTTACATTTAACCATTTCTCTCCTTCAGATGTCATTTTTGGTATTTCTAATTCTCGTTCTCTACTCGCTAGTCTATCTGCAATTAGTTTATCCATTTCATCGCCAATCGGTTTGTCATCTGTTGAATTATCACTGAAATTAATATCAGATGGTTTTGATGGATTTATTAATTTATTAAAATTACTCTCTTGTTCTTTTAATTTTAAATTTAATTCATTTTCTCTCTTATTGTGTATATCTTCTGACTTATATACCACCTTTATCTTTGATGGTGAAGAAGATGAATTGGATATAGTATGTTTTTCGGTAGTTATTCTTGACATTAATGTCTCTACTGTTATTTTATTCTTCTCTATTAAACTATTACTACTATAATTACTATTTATTTCAATCATGGTATTATCAAACATTTGTTTTATTTTTCCAAATTTATCATCTGAAAATCCATCAAACATATTACTTTCTTGTAATATACCCCATACTAGCCCTTTATTATCATTACTTAAATAATTCATATAATATAGTAAATAAATTATATTTAAATAACATTAAAATATTTCTTTCTTAACTTAAATACTTCTCCATCATCTATTTTATTTTCTAAAAAATAATTTAAGTCTTTATCCTTTAACATTTCAACGATAAAATATAGACAATACATTCCACATTCTGATTCAGTCTCTTGATGTTCTATATCATTTTCACTTATTGTAAAATTTATACCTAATTGTTGTCCTTGAGCCTTTATTTCATTCATTAATTTTACCACTTGCGAAGGTGGTTTATTACCATTACTATCAAAATAAATTATCTCTTTCTTTTTTATATTTATAAATATAGAAATCCAATGTTCTCCACTTTTATTATGAGGATGTGTATTTAAAATTATTCCTATTTTATTTTTATGACGCTTGATTTGATCACTTATATTTAAATTACATAATTCTTCCCATACACATTCGCCATATAATTTATGATGATCGTAATCAATTGGAGATGGTCCTAAAAATTCAAAACATTTATAATATTTTTCATATTGTTTCATAACAGATTCTATATCTAAACTACTTAACCATTCATCAGGCTTAACCTTCCATTTTTGAGGTGCCTTTGGTGCAAATGTATAATTAAGTAATTCAGCATCGGTGTTTCCTTGCATAAATTTACTTCTCAACCAACACGACTCTCTATTACAACTGTTTGACATATTGCGTTTTAACTCCATCCATATTTCTTTTGGTTTGGTTGCAGTAATTTTATCTCGAGGATGTCTCATGTTCCAATATTTTTTCATTTTTAATAAAGAACTATCCGAATAACACGAATAATTTTTTTTATTATTTGGATTTGGACTACAATTCATTTTTTCATATATTTCATCATAATGTTCTTTTTTATGACTGGTATTTCTATGCCCCCTTTTTTTATGAACATTTTTATGATGGCTCTTTTTTGTCTTCTTCATAATTATTAGTGATATTTTTCTTTTTCTTTTTCTTTTTTCCTTTAACAACAATGCCTTTCGTCTTATATTCTTTACTTTTTATATTCATTTCCATTTTTTTTGGTACTATAATACTACTTGTCTTATTTGATTTCTTTTTAACATATGTGTCTAAATTAACTGTTTTGACATTTTGTTTTTTACACATTAAATAATCAACATTATTATATGATATATCATCAATATTATCCATGTTTAATTCTAAACTCTCTAAATTTTCATCATTATATTGCCCTTGATATATTTCTTTTTTATCATTGAATTTTATATAATTTATACATGATTTTACATAACCATTAAATATAGTTTTTAGTTGCATCTCTTCATTTCCTTCTTTGAATAATTTTTTTGTTAAATCTAAAATTCGCTTTTTATAGAAACTTTTTTCTTTTACATACATCTCATCAATTATATCGCCTTTTTTTTTTATAATATTATCATATTGACTTTTATTTGTAAAGTATTGTAATGTTATATTATCTATATCGTTCATTGATATATCCATTTACATATATCAATGATTTTTATTAACCTTTTAACACGATTCGTCAGAATTTTTTATATCGTATCTAGTGAAATTATTAAATAAATTGTTTCCTACATCTAATTTATTTGGATTAAATGGTGCAAACTCAGGCTTATTAAATAATAAAGGATGGGTTTGTTCTACGGGTTTATAATCAACGGTGGTTTTATATAAATCACTATTTGATTGCGGTACAAACTCTGATTGTTCGCATTTTTGTAAAGCAAAAAATTGATTTCTTAATGTTGATTCAGTGTTTATATTATTCGAAAATCCACTCCAAGGTGCTTGTGCATTTCCTGGATTAAATGTTGTGCTAGGTGAATATGACTTATAATTATTCAATGGTATTGTGGGTTTTTTGTATTGATCTAACACTTGCATATATCCATATTTTGTAGCTACTGGCCTTATGCTATATTGTGGTTGAAGACTTTTAGATGGTATATTTCTTTCTGATATTCTATTATTTAGATCATCTACTCTATCATTATTACACCTAAAATAACCATTTACTACTCCATACATTTTATTTACTGTATTTGTATTCATTAATATATAATAAGATTTATTATTTTATTAAATATACTTAAAATATATAAAGGCTAAAGTCTATTTATTGTATCATGTGTGGAATTTTTGCTATTTTGAAAAATAAATATGCAATTGTAGATTTTAAAAAGGACATTTCTGTTATTAATAAAATATTCAATAAAGGACAAAGTAGAGGACCAGAAAATTCCACTTTAAAAGTCATAAATGATAATATATTATATGGATTTCATAGATTAGCAATTAATGGACTTGATGATATATCTAATCAACCAATTACTCATAAAGGTATTTATTTAATATGCAATGGTGAAATTTATAATTACAAACAAATATTTTCTCAATTATCAGTAAATCCAGTAACTAACTCTGATTGTGAAGCAATTATTCACTTGTATTTAAAATATGGTATTGATTATACAGTTCAAAATTTAGATGGGGTATTTTCATTTGTATTATTTGATTCTAACAATAATACTGGTTATATTGCTCGTGATCCTTATGGTGTTAGACCATTATTTTATGGTTTTGGTGAAGACTTTTTTATATGTGCGTCATTATTAAAACAAATTAACAATATAATTGATGATGTACATACATTTGAACCAGGTAGTTATATGAAATTTAATATATTACCAAACAACAATATTTCTATTACAGATATTCCATATAAATACAACACTTTTAACTATAATCATAATTATCCTACATCTTTATCAACAGTTATTAATCATAACGAATTGGAGAAATACTATGTAAATATTTACAATGACTTATTTAATGCTGTTAAAAAACGGGTTATTACTATGGAAACCAATCTTGCCTGTTTATTATCAGGTGGTCTAGATAGTAGTTTAATTACTGCATTAGTTTCTAAATTTATTCCTAAAAACCAACTACAAACATATAGCATAGGTATGATAGGCGGGTCCGACTTAAAGTATGCTTCGGCTGTTTCTAAGCATATAAATTCTAAACATACTGAAATTATTCTTAGCGAACATGAATTTTTCTCCACAATTCCCGAAGTTATATATAATATTGAAAGTTATGATACTACTACGGTTAGAGCTAGTGTTGGTAATTATCTAGTTGCCAAATATATTTCTGAAAATAGTGATGCAAAAGTTATATTCAATGGTGATGGGTCTGATGAATTAACAGGTGGATACTTATATTTTCATAACTGCCCATCTGATATTGAATTTGATTACGAATGTAAGCGTCTTCTTAAAGAAATTCATTATTTTGATGTTTTAAGAAGTGATAGAAGTATTTCATGTCATGGATTAGAAGCACGAACACCATTTCTAGATAGATCATTTGTATCAAATTATTTGCAAATTCCTACTCGTATTAGAAATCATAATAATTTTAAAACAATAGAAAAATATCTCCTGAGAAACTCAGTTAAGTATTGTGATCCTCAATTATTACCAGATGATGTTTTATGGAGAAAAAAAGAAGCATTTAGTGATGGTGTTAGTTCTACAGAAAAATCCTGGTATGAAATAATTCAGGATACAATTGATAGTATATATAGTGATGATGAATATAATATTCTAATAAAAAAATATTCTCATAATACTCCTACTACAAAAGAGCAACTTTATTACAGAGAAATATTTAACAAACATTTTCCAAATAAGGATGAAATCATTCCTCATTTTTGGATGCCCAAATACTGCAATTCAACTGATTCAAGCGCACGATCATTGGACATTTATAATAAACCAACTATTATAGACTATTTAACTGTAGAAGATGTGTAATTATATTATTTTTATATATTATATAAAATGGTTGAATATCATGAAGTATTGTTTGATGTTGCTCTTTATACATCATATCTATTATATGCAGTAGCATATTTTAAAATTGAATCATATAATCCAAAATACTTGTCGATGTTAGAAACAATTATTAAGTATTATGTTATTAGTTTTCTATTAATTAGATTTAATCCATTCACTAAAATTAAATTTACAGAGTTTGATAGAAAAATTGTTTTTTCGTCAGCAGTATTTTTACTTACTACTACTACTATTAGTGAATATGGAAAAAATCTTGATATACTAGAAGGTGCAAAATTATTAAAATTTATTAAATAGATTTATTTACCTTTAAACTTCTATTTCTCACCCTTCGTCCTCGTTTTAATGTTTTATTATTATTTTCATAAAAAAATTGTTTTATATGTTCCAATATTTTTTTTCCGATTATTGTATCTATATCTTGTTCATCATTCGATTTATTATGTACACGATAATGATATTGTTTAAATTCCTCTTCTATAATATTTATAAACTCAGACTTATTTTTGATATTTTGTCCTAACTCTGAATCTAAAAATCTCAATATTAATTGGTTTATTGTTAATCTATAATGATAAGGTTTTACATTTATGTAATATACATTCTCTTCACTCATACCTGGATGATTTACATCGTCTATAAAACATATATCAATATTTTTTGGTAATTTTGTACATTTTATGAGATCATCTACGCTTTTATTATGCGATGTTCTCCCCATTTCTACTCTTTCACCGTTTACCTCAAATGCTGCTATTATTTTATCAAATAATTTATATCCAACTTTACTATCAAAATATTTTGTAATTAACTTGCACCATGATTTAGGTCCTTGATTATTAGTATATACCATAACCTTATAACATTTATTTCTTTTCTTCTTCTCTACTAAGTATTTTAATATATGTAATATTTTGGGCCTTATAAATTCAGGATATAAATCTAGTATTTCTACAAAATATTTATTGCTGAATTCTTGATTATTGTAATATCTATTTAAACAATCGCAAAATATTCCTAACTCGGTAAAGTACCCTAATGTTTCATCTAAATCAAATACAACTATTTTTTTTACTATGTTCATATACATTATATAATTATAAAAAATCTAACCAATAAATATACTCTATAAATGGAATTAACATCTAGTGATTACAATAAAATAATCGATTTTTACAATATAGATATTCCAAATAATAAATCAAAAAAAGATATTGCCGAGGATGTACTGTCATCAAAATTATGTAAATGTATTAAAAAAGTTAAATCTAATACCATTAATGAGAAGGCAGCCATTGCTATTTGTAGAAAAAATATATTCAAAAATAGAAATATTGACTTTTATAACTTCAAATGTAAAAAATCTTCTAGATTCGTTTCAAAAAAGGGTACTAAAAAAAATTTGCATAAATTTAGTAAAAAAATTAATTTTAAAAAGAAGCGGAAAACTATGAAAAAAAAAACACCTACGTAAAATAATAATGGTTACATTAGAAAACCTCATTGTAGATGCAAAGAATATTGTATATATCGAACCAACTACTGATAATATAGATCAATACACAAATGACGAATTGGTATATAAATCTATAAATATTGCCTTGAATAATGAAGTGCAAATAAAAGCAGGACTGTATATTTGTAGTTTATTTACACCACTTAAACTGGTATATAAGTCTATACTACGAGGTTATATTGAATATTTTACACCTACATAAATAATAATAAAATATAAAATTGAATTGTTTAAATACTCCAATTCAATTTTAACAATAGATAATTATTATGAATACCGTAAAGTTATTTTCCGAGATATTTAATTTTATTCTTATGACTTCTAGTAAGTATAAAATTGACGAATCGCATGATATTTCACACAGTATGAATGTTTTACACTACGCCCATAGTATATATGAAACAGAATTATATACTAATCCTGGTATTAAGCCATATAAAAATATTATTTATATTTCAGCAGCTTTACATGATATGTGTGATAAAAAATATATGGACGAATCTATAGGCATTAAAGAAATTACTACATTTACAAACTTACATCTATCTAGTGAAGACAGTGATATTATATCTAAAATTATTACTACAATGTCATATTCAAAGGTTAAAATTAATGGATTTCCCGACTTAGGTATTTATCAATCGGCATATCATGCAGTTAGAGAAGCAGATTTATTAGCTGCATATGATTTCGATAGATGTATTATTTATGATATGAAGGTTAATGGAAAAAATTTTGACTTATCATTTCAACATGCCGAAGATTTATTTGAAAATAGAGTATTCAAACATGCCGATGACAACTTATTTACAACTGTTTATGCAAAACAAAATTATCCGACACTTCATACACATGCTGTTAATAGAATGAATACATGGAGGAATATTTTAAAACTGCCCTCTAGATTATAACTACATATATAGTAATATAAATAATTATATGTATAATATATAAGACAATGAAAAAAGAAAAAAAGAAAGAGGAAAAAGTATATGGGTTTATAAATTTTTTTTATGATACAGAGTATACATCAAATACAGTAAACGGTATAACAAAAATATACGATGATTTAAAATGGAGATTTCCATGTAATAGGTGTCAATTAAATTGTGTAGATACAAAAATTACAGTACATGATACTCATAATCCAACATTTGTGATTCTTCGACAAAAATACTGTCATAAATGTTGGCTTCGTATAATGAATGACAAATAATTATTTTGATTTATCCAAATAATCTAACGCCATTAATAAAATTTGTTCTTGCTCGGTTAATTTTTGAAATATGTAACATTCATCTATTTTTATTTGAAATTTATGATTATAAGTGTTTTTACAAACAAGATGTATTCCGTTGCTTAGTATTTTAATATCAATTATAATTCCTCCTCTAGTAAGTGCAATTTTATTAGGATCTTTTAAATTTATCCATCTAATATATCTCCCATATTGAATATCTGTTAAATCATCAACATAACGATAATTTTTTAATTTCTCATGAAAATCTTTTAAATTATCTCTTGATAATAATAATTTTTGTAAATAATCATTTTTTATACTCTTGATCATTCTACTGTTATAGTTCATAATACTAGAATTACTATCATTTTCTAATGCTTTTTCTAATGGATTATTTACTTCTTCATCATTTGACATATATATTAATATTAGTTATTTTTATATTAATTGTAAAATATCATATATCATATTTTATTGCTATAAATACCATAATTCATATATGAAATGTTAAATATTAAAAAGAGAGAGATAAATATCGATAATTAAAACACCTGATTTTATCCTCGTTTTTGAGCGAATGAACAACCTGATTTTTGGATTTCGGTAAATAAGAGGATCGTTTTTATGTAGGCAACGCCTCACTACATAGACTGTTTATAACTGGTAGAAAACAACAAATAATGTAGGTTGTTCAAGGTAAATGCCTTCATATGAAGGGAGAAATATCTAATGAAAAAAAACGGAAACCATTTGATATATGTAGTAAAATGCATTTTTTTGTTTTTTTATATTTGATTTTGAATTTTGAAAAATTACACAAGGTTTTTATGTGTGTTTTTTTTATTTTTGGATTTAGAATTGAAAAATAAGCAAAAAGTGGTTTTAGAGCATAATGCTCTCATTTCAGAAAAAATAACTAAAAATTTGTTATGATAAAATTTTATATTATTTTCGAAAAGTATTTAGGGGTAAAATATTGTTGTATAATATACAACAAAATGACAACATTTTTACCCCAAAAAAACCCCAATAAATATTTCTGTGAAAAATGTAACTTTGCATGTAGCAACAAAAAAGACTACTCTCGACATATTTCCACTAGAAAGCATAAAAATACAACAAATACAACATATTTTACCCCAAAAAACCCCACAGCATTTTCATGTGAATATTGTGGAAATATCTATCAGCATCGCGCATCTCTTTACAATCACAAAAAACGGTGCTTTACCCAACTTGACGATGTAAATGATGAGATTAATAATTATAATCAAAATATTGCTACATTATCAAAGGAAAAGGAGAGTGAATTCAAAGAAATTGTACTTTTATTACTTAAGGAAAATAAAGAAATTCAAAGAAACTTTGTTGAATTACTTCCACATATGAAGGGCAATAATATTACAAGTAATAGTCATAATACAACTACTAATAATAATCAATTTAATATTAATATGTTTTTAAATGAGCACTGCAAAAATGCAATGAATCTTACAGATTTTATTCACTCATTACCAATTACTAGTGAGACATATGATAATACTATTGAAAATGGATTGACTAAAACAATTACTAATATGATTACAAATGGTTTAAATAATATGGATGTTTTAGAGCGTCCTATACATTGTACAGATCCTTCTAGAAAAACAATGTATGTTAAAGACAATAATGTTTGGGAGAAAGATAATGAACTAAAACTACTAGTTCAAGGAATAAAAACATTATCATTTAAACAGAGAACAAATATATCTAAATGGAAAGATGCGAATAATGGATGGGATACAGATGACGATTTACAGACAAAAATGACAAAATTAGTGTTTAATTCTATGACAAGTATCGAGGATGATGAAAAAGAGACTAATAAGATAATTAGAGCTATTGGAAAAAATACTTATTTAAGTAATGAAATAAAAAATGACTATACAACTATTTAGCTATTCGTTTATTTTTATTCTGTATATTTAATATAAATGGATTATTTAAAACAACAAGTTAAAGCAGGCACTGATGCTGCAAATAAACACTATAATGCTGGACTTAAAGCGGGTCAAAAACAGGCTAATGAAATGCACTCAAGTGCTACAAAAGGCCTTTCTAATATTAAATCATCTGCAAAAACAAATATGACTAAGGGATCTGATATGATGAAAACCCAATATAATAACCAAAAGTATAAAAACCCTTCTAATTTTATCATGGCTAAAGGGATGGAATCTAGAGCAAATTCTATGTATAATAGAGGATCTCAAATGACTGGTCAAATGAGTAGTAGATTTGCACCTACTTTAGGAAGATTCAATCCTAAAGGTATGACTAATAAAAATGTAGAACACGCTGTTGATGCATCATCAATGGGTTCTCCTCAAGCGTCACAATATTCACCTACTAAATTGGCTTCAAGAGCATAAGATAATTAATTTATTATATTAATTAATAAATTAATTTATTTTTTAAAATGATGTTCCAAATGATCCTCCTAAAAAGTCATTTGCAGCCATTGGTTCCATAGATGGACTAGCTGCGCCAACTAAAGGAGTTTCAGGACCAGCATACATATTATTAAAGTCGGGACTTTGAGGTATAGAATATTCATTTGTTTGACTCTTCATATTTGTCATTTGAGATTGTAATTGAGGAGGTGGTGAAACTGCTTGCGGAGGTGGGGCACTCATTTGTGTGGGTGCTTGTCCTGCATATTGTTGGGATAATGGTTGAGTTACTCTAACTTGTCCTTGATTCTTATTATCAGATTTTGTAGATGATGAACCACCATCATATAAATCCATTACTCTATCTACAAGTATTTGAAGCTTATCTCCTAATTTACTTTGAATTGTAAGTGCAAATAAAATGATTACAGGGATTGTATTTGTCATTGAAAAAGGTTCATATGCCATTCCACTATATGTTGGGATATATTCAATTATTTTATGTATAAAATACAATGCAAAAAACATGAATAACAGTTGTACTAGTATCTCTACAGTTATTACTAAACTTCCTTTGTCGTCTTCGGCTTCTGGAGAATATGTTTTTACCACTTTTAATAATATAACAATTGGTATTACAGCTAAAACAACATATTGTGCAATATTTAATAATAAACCTTTTTGTACTTCATCAAAAGGGAATACTGCTTTTATAAAACCTTCATTATTATTTGATGTAGATTTTTCAAGTCTATCCATATGATTTATAATAAGATTTAAAAATATTTAAATATATACTTTTATTTTTGAATATAATGTTGAGATATGCAATTGACCTAAATAAATACAAGGACAGAGATCCACGCCCAGGGGAGGAGAATTATCACGAAGAATATCAATATCTTAATTTGCTAAAAGATTTAATGGAACACGGCACTTTGGAGGAGGGTAGAAATGGTCCGGTTCAGACTGCTATTGGTTCAGCTATGCATTTCTCTCTTGAGAATGGTAAGATTCCTATTCTTACTACTAAAAAAACTGCTTGGAAAACCTGTCTTAAAGAGCTATTATGGTTTATTAGAGGAGATACTTCAAATAAACGATTAAACGATGATGGAGTTCATATTTGGGATGCGAATACTACCCGTGAATTTTTAGATTCAAGAGGCTTACAGCATTATGAAGAAGGAGATATTGGATCGCTATATTCTTTCATGTGGAGGCACTGGGGAGCAGAATATAAGGGTTGTGATGCTGATTATTCGGGACAAGGTATAGATCAGTTACAACAAGTAATAGATACTTTGAAAGACCCTGCACAACGAAGCTCACGAAGAATGGTAATTAGTGCATGGAATGTAGAACAATTAGATGGAGGATGTTTACCACCTTGTCATGTTTTATTTCAATTTAATGTGGTTGATGGTAACAAGTTAAGCTGTTGTATGTTTCAGCGCAGCAAAGATGAAGCAGCAGGCGCTCCATTTAATATATGTTCCTACAGCTTTCTAGTACATTTATTAGCAAAACATTGTGATTTAATACCCCATGAATTTATACATTACGGTGGTAATTGCCATATCTATGCGGAACATTTAGATGCTATGAAAGAGCAAATAACAAGGACGCCTTATCCTTTTCCAACAGTAGAAATTTTAAACAAGAGAGATAATATTAATGACTATGTATTAGAAGATTTTAAGATACATGATTATCAACACCATCCACCTATCAAAATAAAGATGGTTGCTTAACTTCGTCTTGAATAGCGTCGGCATAAAAATAATTAGCACCCCCAAATTAAAGCGGCAATGAGGGCTTAATCCCGAATATATTATAAAATTGATTAATTGATTTAGAATATAATAACTATATTATTAAAAATGAACTCAATATCACCATACGATTTGGAAACTGGACATACATATTATATTGAATATTATGATAAAGGTGTTTTTACATACGATGTGGAAACTGGACTTACATATTATAGTGAAAGTAATGATAAAGGTGTTCGTACAAAAAAATATCGTGGCGTTATTAATAATTTGAACGCCTGTACCTGGGATGGGCATAATGTACTTGAAATTGGAAATATGATTGAATATGTAAATGGACAAGAAACCACCTCGAACGATCCGGATTCTCCAACCTTTCCTGGAAATATCTTTTATGTACATGCAGGTACTAACGCAACAGAGGGCCAATATTGGTTATTTTATAAACCGGTTGCTGATTATTTAATGACAACACAAGTGCTTAAACACCGTACTCGCTTGGATAAAGTAAGTATTTTGGGTTTATATAAACAGCATGTTGGGTATATTTAAATGGAAACTAAAAAATTACCTGCCTTAAAAACGGCGTTTTAAATGTGCAAAGGTGTAAATATTCAATGGTGTAAACAATGAGTAATATTATTTAATTAAAATTTAATTCATTTTCTACATTTGTATCATTATCCTTATCTACTTCAGTTTCAATAATATCTATGGTAGTATATTTATTTTGTTTATCTCTATATTTTACTGCATCATCGACATTAGTAAATGATTTTAAAATACAAACCGATATAGGCATATTCATACTATTATATTCGACACCAACAACACAATATATCATGTATATATTCTTTCATATTCAATCCTTTATTATTTTTACTATTATATTATTTAGGAATAATTGCGAACAATTATCTTATTTTTAGTATTTTTTATTATTAAATATGAGTTCAAGTTCATCATTAGCAGCAGCAAGAAGAAGAAGAGCCGGTGGTGCTGGATCTAATCCAACACCAACTAGACCAACACCACCTTCAGGACCCAATAATCAGCAGCAAATACGAGTTCCTCCAAATGCACAAGTCAATCAATCTCCTCAAGTTCCTCCAAATACACAAGTCAATCAATCTCCTCAAGTTCCTCCATTTATTATGTTAAAACAACATGAAGCAAAGTTAAATGTTATACAAGAAGCTATTCATAGAATTCAAGAAAATAACGGTGTCAATAATCCTAATCCTACATTATCATCCAGTTCAGACAAATTTGATATTAATGAACTTACCGAGTTATTAATGACTCAATTAGAAGAAAAATTAGACTTAAAAGCCTTTTATGAAAATGATCAAAAACTTGCATCTGAAATTGAATCACTACATAATATGGTTGAATCACAACAATCTATAATTAATAGTTTAAATACAACACTACATTTTATTATTCAAAATTTAAATTTAACTCATCCATCTGATTCAGACGCAAATTCAATGATAATTGATAATTTTACTGAAAAAACAGAAGAATTATCGTCAGAAAATGAAGAGAATGTTGGCGATGAATCAGTCGATTACTTACCTACATTTACTACTCGTCCTATTATACCAGAGAATATAGAACCAGAAAAATCCGTTGTCATTAATGAAGATAATAATGAAATTAAAGAATTCAATAACGAAGACGATGATGATGGTTCTAATTTTACACCATTAAATTCTGACGAACCACAAGCATTTGATGGAAATGGACTATTAATTGAACCTGTAGACTAATAAGTATAAACATAAAAATTATTGTATTAAAATAAAATAATATGAAGACTTTATTATCGGTATTAATATTTTGTATTGTTTTATTCATTTATTTACACATAACATTTCATTTAAAGATAAGTGATGATTTAGAAGTTTATGAAATTGAACAGCCATCAAAAGAAAAATTAGAAGAAATATGTGATATTAGGCAACCGGTTATTTTTGATTATAATGTAGACGGTCTAATAAATGAATGTAATATAGATTCAATTGAGAGAAATTATGGAGCATTTGATGTTAAAGTTAGAAATGTTAAAGAATATGATGATGTTAGTGAATTATATTTACCATTAACATTAAATACTGCAAGAGAAATATTTAGAAAGGATTCGGAAGAGAGATTTATTAGTGAAAATAATACTGAGTTCCTAGAAGAAACTGGATTAATTAAAACTATGAGATATAATGATAATTTTCTAAGACCATATTCGGTATGTAATTGTATGTATGATGTAAATTTTTCTTCAAATGAGACAAAAACTCCTTTAAAATATGAATTAAATTATAGAAATTTTTACATGGTTACACAAGGTAAAGTAAAAATAAAATTAATACCACCAAAATCATCGAAATATTTATATACTATTAAAGATTATGAAAATTTTGAATTTCTCTCTCCAGTTAATCCATGGAATGTTCAATCTCAATTTAAATCTGATTTTGATAAATTAAAAACATTAGAAGTAGAATTAAAGGTTGGTCAAATTATATCAATACCAGCATATTGGTGGTATAGTTTTCATTTTTTTGAAAACACTAGCATTTGTAGTTTTAAATACAAAACATATATGAATAATATTGCTATATCAAATCATATTTTAGTGAATTTACTGCAAAGTCAAAATGTAAAGAGAGAAATAGCAAAGAAAAAGGAACTTACTATTGACACCTCAGATAATAAAACAGACGAATCTCAAGAACCTCAAGAACCTATACAAAAAGAATAAAATTCTATCCTTATAGTATATTGTATGAAACTATCACATAAGTTTAAAAAACAATTGTCTGTATTTATAGCTATATATATTCTATCTACATACACTGATGAAACAAGAGAGGAATGCAAAAATTTAAGTAATGAAGCATATGTTAATAATATAGTTCATCATATTATATCAAATTATTTATGGTTTGGATCATTTATATTTGGACACTATATAATTCATTTAATAATAACAATAACCATATTAGCAGGGTGGACATATTTCGGACATTGTTTTGTAACTTCTGCCTATAATAATATATGTGGATTACCTAATAATAATAATCATAAGGACCTAATATATAAAATTACATCATTTAATGTTGTTAATCATTATACATTAATTAAATTTGTTATAGCATATGATTTATATAAAATTTTTATAGATTATTAAATTAAAATTGATTTAAATAATTAATATAATAACACTACAAATATATTAATTATTATGACAACATCATATAAGATTCTCATAGATGATCGCAATTATACAGAATGGTGCTTGTATGATGCAATTTCATTGATTGAAGTAGAAAAATTGCATATTATTCCAACTTTAAGTAAATTATTTTCAAGTGATATTTTTGACATAAAGGATAAAAATGTAAATATCTTACATTCTAGCGTAAGATCAATGCCTTCTATTCCTGGGATATTAGTTTTAAAGGGCAATAAAACATATGGAAATACAAGGATAAATTTCTTTATAAATGTATTCCTGATGATAGACGATTTCCAGAATTTACTGTGCCTTATAATGTAAAGTTGGGGTTTTCGAAAAATACAGACAACAAATATATTGTATTTAAATACAATAATTGGGATAATAAACACCCACAAGGCACCATCGTAAGTGTGTTAGGTGATGTTGATATATTATCAAACTTTTATGAATATCAATTATATTGCAAAAGTCTATATGCTTCTATTCAAGAATTTAACAAAGCCGTAAGTAATAAACTAAAAAGGAAAACTGCTCCAGAGTTTATAACCTCTATGATAGAAAAATATGATATTAAAGACAGAACAAATGAACAAGTATATAGTATCGATTCTAAAGAAACCAGTGATTATGATGATGCATTTAGCATTACAGAGTTAGGAAATAATGCTTATAAAATTAGTATTTACATTTCAAATGTTCCGTTATGGATGGAAGAACTAGATTTATGGGAATCGTTCTCACAAAGAATTTCTACTATTTATCTACCTGACAGAAAAAGACCTATGATGCCGCTTACATTGTCTAATTGTGTTTGTAGTTTATGCGAAAAAGAAGATAGATTAGCATTTTGTATTGATTTAACCATTAAAGATAATGAAATTATTGGTTATTGTTTGGAAAACACATATATCAATGTTTATAAAAATCATGTTTATGATAGTAAAGAACTATTGAAAGATAAGAACTATAAATTAATGTTTGATGTTGTTGATAAATTATCAAAGGACTATAAATATTTAAAAAAAATTAAAGACAGTCATGATGTAGTAGCCTATTTGATGATATTAATGAATTACTATACTTCTAGAGATATGGTGAAATATAATAACGGAATATATCGTTCTGTTAATTTTAACAAAGAATACGAAGGAAATAAAACATTACCAGATAATGTGAATGATTTCTTGAAAATATGGAATAGTTCATGTGGTCAATATGATTTATATGATGAGCGGAAATGTCACGAAATGTTGGAGTTAGAATCTTATATTCATTGTACATCTCCAATTAGAAGATTAGTTGACTTGTTAAATATGGCGAAACTTCAAAAAAATATGAATATGATAAATTATGGAAGTAACTTTGATAAATTCTATAATAATTGGACTGAAAAATTAGATTATATTAATACAACTATGAGAGCTATTCGTAAAATCCAAACTGATTGTAGTCTTCTCCACTTATGTTCTACGAATACAGAAATTCTAGAGGTAGAATATGATGGTTATGTATTTGATAAGATAGTCAGAAATGATGGTTTGTTTCAATACATTGTTTATTTAGATAAATTAAAATCTGTTTCTAGAATTACTTCTAGATTCGAACTACATGATTTTCATAAATATAAGTTCAAAGTATTTGTCTTTCAGGATGAAGCAACATTAAAAAAAAAAATTAGATTACATATTATTATGTAATTATATATTATATGGGTATTGATGAAGTAGGTTATAATCGTAAAGATATTGAAACAAATTTAGGTTATATTTTTAATGTACCTGATGATTATGAGTTAAATGAATCATCTGATAGTCATTTATTTGGTATAATTGAAATACCATTTGATGTGTTTAGTAAGGAAGAATTAATTGGAGGAACAGGACGAGGACGAGGACGAGGACGAGGAAGGGGTAGAGGCAATAATAGTGTCCCTATTTTTCCAAGTCGACAATTGCCTAGTATTCGTGGCTTAAATAGTAATGTTCTTGCTCAACTGTTACGGAAATTAATAGATGATGTATTAGGGAGTGGTTCCACGGGCCAGCAAGTTGCTGTTAATACAGGCGTTACCGGAAATAATCGACAAGCAATAATAAATGGTATACTACAGAGGTTGGAACCAGTAGACCAAAATATTAGTATATTAATTAACACCAGTACCTCTGGACTATATATTACTTTCCATTCTCAAAATAATAATACAGATCCAGTATTTCCAGCATTCCATGTAAGTGTCCATCATAATGGTTATGAAATGCGTAGGAGTTCAACACACAATAGGAGTCCAATTCATACTACTTTAGAACAGACTTCCGATTCGTCAACACCACGTGAAACTCAAGTATTAATAAATAATAATCGAATTAGAGTGCAACAGGTTCTTAGTATAACTCATGCGCTGGCGGACAGAAATGTAGATGGAGGTTTAAGATCGATGCGATTTCAAATGGGTCGTTTTAGAGAAGCGCATATAAGTAACGATGTCAATGACATCGTACAAAGATTAACAAATGCTACTATTATTGCTTTAAATAGCAATTTATTTAATCGAACCCTTTATCAACAAACAGCTGGTAATTGGGACACTGCAACACTTACTGCTCCTCAACAACAATCAGTTCCGACTTCTGATGATTTTCCGCCGTTGGGTAGTGGAACACAAAACGGTGGTAAGAAGAGAACAAAGAAAACTAAGAAAACTAAGAAAACTAAGAAAACTAAGAAAACTAAGAAAACTAAGAAAACTAAGAAAACTAAGAAAACTAAGAAAACAAGAAAAACAAAAGGC